GTCCGTCAGGCTTTTGGGAGTCGGAACCCCTCGGCCACCTTGGCGGTGATGGCCGAAGTGAGCTTGCCCAGCTCGGCGGCGGTCAGTGCGGCGTCCTGGACCAGCGCCAGGTAGCCACCGTCGCTGATGAGCCGTTGCATGGTCCAGATCAGCGCCGTCTGCTCCCCGGCGACCCCGGCCAGCCGCAGGTACTCCAGGCTGATGCCCGGGGACACCTGCTTGGGCACTGTGTAGACGACGCCGCCGAGCTTGAACAGTGGCTCGCGGTCGTCGTCCAGGCTCGGCCGCCCTTCGGCGTCCAGGTCCAGCACGTCGGTCAGGTCGGGGGACTCGGCCGCCTTGCGGAGCGTCGCCTTGTTCGTTGCCATCGTGGATCTCCCTCTGCGGGTAGGGAGGTGGCCCCGCGCCCACACGCGGGGCCACCAGCTTGTCGGGTCAGACGCCCGTCTGGTCCGTCACGCGGAACGGGGGGACCGAGCTGCTGACGTAGTACGCCTTGAACGTGCAGGCAAACACCTGCTGCTTATCCTTGGCGTAGGTGATCGCGATGTTGCCGACCTGCTGCGCCCGGGGCAGGTAGATCCGGCGCCGCGGGTTCGCGATCGGCGTCGGCGTGGTGACCGGCGGGGCGAAACCGTCCAGCAGCAGCGAGATCTTGGGGGTCTGCGTGGCCGTGCGGTCGTACACCGGGTGGAACGACAGCGAATTGGTGCCCGCGGTCTCCACGGCGCAGTTCATCGACGCGGCCAGGTTGAGCAGCGTGCCCTCAGCGAGGTTGGCCACCACCTGAATGACCCGGCTGGTCAGCCGCTCTTCGACCACGTCGACGACCTGATCGAACATCAGCTCGGTCATCTTCGGCTGGTACTGGAAGTCCACGCCGCCGTTGGTGCCGCCCATGTCCGTCCACGCTGACGCGGCCGGCGCGGCATTGATCAGGGGGTCGGTCGGCGCTGCCGTGATCACGCCGAGCGCGCCCGCGTAGATGTCGCACGGGCCCATCAGCGCGTTGCCCACGTTGCCTACTGCCATGACTTCACTTCCTTTCGTGTGCGCGCCCGTGCGGTCACGGGAACAGCGTCCAGTCGATCATGATCTCGCACTGGAATCGAGCGAGCCCGGTCGCGTCGGCGTCGGGGAACCGACGCGGCCGGGTGACCCCGTTGACCGTGCGCACATGTGCGCGTTTGTAGGCCGACGGGAGCGTGGGGGACACCGAGCAGCCGGAACGCTGCTTGGTGGCGTCGTACGCGCGCTGGCAGAGCTGGGAGGCGACGCCGTAGGGGGGCTTCACCGAGTCGGGCCTGGCGGCGTAGGCGTCCACCTGAAACACGTCCTGGTAGATCTCCAGCTCATCCGGGTGAGCCAGCGCCGACACCGAGGTCAGCTCCAGGAAGCCGCCATTGGTCATCCACGGCGACGCGGTGCCGTCCGGCTGCTTGCGGGGCGGCAGGATCTGGCCCACCTGCGTGCCGTCCAGACCGAGCAGCTGCCGGAACCACGCGGAGGCCACCAGGTAGGCGTCCGGCAGCTCGGCGCCGGTCATGACAGGTCCCGAACACGGTAGGCGGCCGGCCGCAGGTAGGGCTGCGCCGGCACGCGCTTGCCGGTGTCCTTGCCGTCCACCACGACGCGGTGGCCGAACTCGACCGGCGCGGCGTACTCGGTGTCGGCGGTGACCCGGCTGCCGTCTTCGTTGGCGGTGATGCGGGACTTGAGCAGACCGGTGTCCACGGGTGCGAGGCGCACGGCGTCCTTGGCCACGGCGTCGCCGAATTTCTTCAGCAGATCCGCTCGAACAGCGTCGATCCTGGCCTGCAGGTCTGAGCTCCATTCGACATCGCTCACCGTGGCCCCCTTCCCGAGGGTCGTCGCTCACGCCGGCGTTCGCGGCCGGATCACTCCACTGCGGTCGCCGAAGCCACCACGTCGGTGGCCCCGCCGATCGCCGATCGATTGCTGGTCACGTTGCCGACCGAGTAGACCTGGCCGGCCGCGTCACGCAACCGGTCATAGGCCTGCACGTCGGCGCCGGGCCGGAACCGCACCACGTACGTGGTGACGGCCAGGTACCGGTTGGTCTGCGGGTCCCACACCCTCGACTGCTTCGACCTCAGCGACACCGGCACGTTCGCCATGCCGGCCACTTCGGTGTCGTCGTCAACGGGCTCCCCGTAGTCGGCGGTCACCGTGCTGACCGGGGTACGCAGCACGGTGACACTGGTGTTGGGCAGGAACGCCGAGAGGCTCATGCGAGCCCCCCGGGTCCTGCCGTCTGCCAGCTCGGCGGGTTGTACAGGTCCTGCAAGAACGCCTGCTCGATCTGCTGCCAGTTCGAATACCGCTGGGCGCCGGCGTCGGCGCTCATGCGAATACGGCCGTTGCGGAACCACGACAGCCGCTTGACCGACGTCCAGGCGAACGGGGCCAATTTGTTAGCCTGCTCGTGCGCCAGCGTCACCGACTGGCCGTCCTGGCTCACGTTGGTGACGTCGACGTTGTCGAACGCGTCCAACCGTCCCGCCATCCACGCCGCCTGGTAGGCCAGCGCATCCTGAAGCCAGCGCAGATCCCGCGGCCAGATGACCGGCGGGACCGCGTCGGCAAAGCACTCGGTGGCGTTCTCGATCACCATTTGCGCCTGTACCATCAGCTCTTCGGTGACCGTCTTGCCCGTCATCAGGCTGACTTGCGCGATGTCGCACCAACACGGGACCGGCGTGCCGGCCACGGTGTAGGTGGTGATCGCGCGCGTCATGGGTCAGCTCTCCGGAGTCTCGTCAGCCTGCTCGGCGTCCGCCTGCTGGCCGGCCACGGTGTTCTCGCGCACCGGCACCGACACGATGACCTGCGCCACCGCGCCGTCCTCGCTGGTCTGCGTGACAACATCGTGGCTGGTGTCGGTGGCGATGTAGCCGTTGTTCACCGCGTGCAGCCGCACGTTGCCGGCGCAGCCGGCCAGCTGCTGCCCGGAGAGCGGGCCGTTGGCTGCCACGGTGAACGTGGCGTAGAAGCGCCCGTCGTGGTGGCCATACTTCGGCCGCTGACTGCCGTCGGTGGCGCTGAACGCGCCGTCGGTGTCGGCCGGCTCATCGCCGATCTCGGCGTTGTGGTCCGGCTCGATACTGGGCTGCTCTGCCTCAGCGGCAACCTGGTCACCGATCGGGGTCTGCACGCTCTGGTCCGCCATGATCACTCCTCTTGTGGGTACCGGCAGCCCCGCCCGCGCCTTCGGTTAACGGGGCTGCCGGAAGTGTGACCGATCAGGCGACCATCTGCACCATGGCGCCGGCCGCACCGTCACCGGTCTGGTACGCGGTGCGCTGGCGGACCTTCAGGTACGCCGTGTCCGACAGCGCGCCGATGCCGATGCGCGGGTCGGTGTACATCCACTCCAGGTCCAGCCGGCGGCCGAACACCAGGTGCGCACGGGGGACGAAGTAGAGCAGCGGGTTCGCCACGCCGGGGGCGAACGAGGCCGCGGTGGTCAGCACCGCGCCGCGGGTCCAGTAGACCGGGCGGCCGAACACGGTGCCGGCGGTCTCGTCCCACATCGGGACACCGACGAAGCCGTTCATCGGCGCGTTGCGCATGAACTGCTTGAACGCCGGGGAGGCGACGCAGACCAGGTCGTCGGACGACCACGGCGACGTTTCGGCGTAGGCCAGCGCGGTGTTGACGGCGGCGCGCTGCTGGTCCAGGGTGCCGGCCCGGCTGAAGGTGCTGAACTGGTCAGCCTGGTTGCTGGTCAGGATCGCCTGCGGCAGCGACTCATACGGCCGGGTCATGGTCGGCTCGGCCGTGGCCGCGCCGGTGACGCCGAACACGGCGTTGTCCAGCAGCAGGGCCAGGTTGGAGACACCGGAACGCTGCTTGGTCAGGAAGACGTTGACGAAGTTGGCGGCGTCCTGGATGTCCTCGTCGTCGAACTGCGCCGCGCCGGTCAGCTTGTGCGCCTGGAGCAGGATCTGGGCGCCGGGCTGAGCGTCCAGGCCGTAGGTGGCTCCCTTGGCGGTGAACTGGACATCGAAACCGGTGTCCTTGGGGACGTGCTTCAGGCGGGTGGACATCGGCTCGAACCGGCCACCGTCGGATGTGGCGATCTGAATCGCCGCCGACTTGTTCTTGTACAGCTCCACCAGCGGGGAGGACGACCAGTCCTCAGGAATCCACTGGCCGACGGCAACACTCGCCACGTCGGGCACCTTTCGCGTGAGGGGGTCTCATGTCCATCCACCTCACGGTGCCCCGGCGCGGCCGGTCGTCCATCCGGGTGCCTACACCCTGCACGCAGTGTAAGCACCCGGTGCGACGTGATGCAATCAGCCCTACTTGCTGGTGCCGAAGATGGACTGCGCCAGCTGCTCAGCCGCCGACAGCGCCTTGCCCCCGGTGCCGGTCCCCGCCGCCGCGCCCGGGCCGCCGAGACGGCGCTGATGGGCACGCACCGGTGTCTTGCCCTCGTCACCGCCGTCGGCCACGCCGAACAGCGCCGGCCACGCCGCTTTGACCTCGTCGATGGCGGCGTCCAGGGCAGCGCTGTCGTCGGCGCTGACCCCATCCAGGTCCAGCAGCCGGACGGCGCGCTTCACCGCCGCGGTGCGCTTCTCGGCGGGCAGCTTCAGCCCCGCCGCCACCAGCGCCGTGACGGCGGCTGACTGAGTGGCCGCAGCGTCCTGCTTGGCCTTGTACTCCGCCTCGATCTCGGCACGCAGCGCCGCGGCGTCCACCGGCGGCTTGTCGTCCCCGCCCTGGCCAGCAGCCGGACTGCCTGGCTTCGGCGGCACCGAAGCGGGCGTGGCCTTGGTGGCGTCCTTGAGCCGGAGCCGGATGTTCTTGGCCGAGTTATTGGCCTTGGACAGCTTGTCCTGGAGCGCCTTGTGCTCGGCCCACGTGGGCGGCTTCCAGTCGGCCGGCGGCGTGTCGGTGGCGTCGTCGATCGCGGTCACGTCGCCGAGCAGCGCCTCGATGGCGGCGTCGTCCAGAGCAGCCGGGTCAGGTGCGGTCATGCCGATCTCTCCTCTTTCGGTGTGGGCCGAACACGCTCACTGTATGTCACGGCTGGTCAGGTACGGGGCCGCCGAACGGTCCGGGCGCCTTGACCCGGCGGGCGGCGCGGCTCTTCACGCTCTTCGGCAGATTGACGCCCTTGGCCAACAGCTTCTCGGCGGCACGCCGCCGCACCTCCCCCGATTCGCTGTCGGTGCGCCAGCCGTAGGCGATGGCGCGGTCCGATTCGCGCTTGAGCGCGTCCACCAGGTCAGCGCTGCGCTCGCTGTCGTGAATCTCGCAGCGGCAGCGGCACCGGTTGTGGCGCGGGGGGTGCAGCAGCGTCTCGGCGTCGGGCCAGGGCGCCGGCACATCGTCGGGCTTGCCGTAGGTGGCCGTCACGCTGAAGCTGTCGCCCGGGTCGACCACGTCGCCGTTCAGTTTCAGGCACACCACGCAGGCGTCTCGCTCGCTGATCCATATCAGGTCCAGGCCGCGCCGCTTCGCGGTATCGGTGACGGCCTGCTGATTGGCGTACAGCAAGTGCCACGCCACGGCGTTGCCGACGCGCTGCTCGATCTTCTCGGCCCGGGCGATGGCCACCTGCACCTGCGTGAAACCCTTTTCAGTGAGCTGCTTGGCGTCCAGCAGCCGCTTGGCCTGGTCCAGCTCGGCGCGCACGGCGTTCACGATGCGGTCACGTTCGCGCTTGTGGATCAGCTGCTCGGCCGTCGGCACATCGGCGTAGCGGGTGACCGCCACCACCTGCCGCGTGATCACCTTCGGCGTGTCGGCGTAGGGCATGAACAGCATCGGCGGCTCACGCAGGGTGAGGCGCTCCCACTCCGCCGGCGGCAGCCGCGGCGCGCCAGCCTGCCTGAGCCCGAGCACGTACGCCGCCCGGACGCCGTCGCCGATCGGCCGCAGCGTCTCGGGCGTCTCGTCAGCCACCTGATCGAGCACGGCGTGCACCAGTTCGACGATCGGCTGCGCCTCGGACGCCGACGGTGGCCGGGCGCCAGTGCTGCCGTACAGCACCGCCCACGCGCGCACCGAGTTACCGAGCAGTTCACGCAGCCGGCCCACCAGCCGATTGACGATCATGCCGGTGATGGCGGTCTCGATCGCGAGCAACGCGGCGTCGTGGGCCCAGCTCTGTGTCTGGATCGGCAGCGGCTGGCCGGGCTGTGGCGTGGTCACGCGCCGCCATCCGCGGGCACCGGGTCAGCAACCGGCGGCACGGCTGGCATCTTCTGCGGATCGTCTTCATCGTCGTCCGAGCTGATGACCCCCTTCAGCACGAAGTTCAGCACCGCCTGCACCATGCCGGGATCGACGACGCCGAGCTGCTGCGCAGCGCCGAGCCCCTGGAGCGCCGTCCCGATCTTGCCCACCAGGTCGACGCGCGTCTCCAGGTTGGTCAGCTCGGTGCCCTTGCTCCACTCCAGCACCTTGCTGGGCAGGTACCCCATCTCGACCAGCGTCTCGTCCTGCGGCACGCCAGCCGCCTGCTTGGCCGCGGCGGTCTGTGCGGACTGTACGTCGTCGGTGAGCTGCGCCTCGGACCACGTCACGGTCACGTCGGTGCTCGGCGCGCCGAGCAGGCGCAGCGCGAACTCATACATGTCGACCAGCTCGGCGCCGAAAAGGCGCTGGTACGCCTCCACGATCTTGACCAGTGGGCGGTCACGCTCCTGCTGGGCGACGCCGGACGCGTCGGCGCGGCTCTGGTTGTGGCTGTAGACGTTCTTGCCCGAGACGGTGTTCACCAGCGTGAGCGCCAGCTCAATCGGCTGGACGAAGTTGTTCACGTCGGCCGGCGGCAGGCTGACCAGCGCGTCGGTGTCGTGCAGCTGGATCAGGTCGCCCGGACGGGTCTGGATGTTGGGCCCGCGCTGGCGGCTGTTGAGCTGGCTGCCGGCGGGCACGTTCTGCTGGTCGTCCCACCCGATCGCCGCGGACCGGTCGCCGAGCGTGCCTGCCTTGCTCAGCGCCGCGCGCAACGGCCAGCCGTAGCCCTCGGTGGCCGAGGCCAGCGTCGCGATCTGCTTGGTCAGCAGGTTCTGGGCGCCGTAGACGTCCTCCAGCTCGCTGATGCCGTACGGCGTGGCGGTGCGGAAATGGAACACCGGCGACTGGCCGTACTCGTGGGTCTCGAACCAGCCCTCGGGATCGTCGGCGTCCGGGGTGTAGGGCATGTAGCTCTTCGAGTCGGTCGGAGTGCTGCCCTGCTCCGCCTTGCGCCCGATGTAGCGCTCGATCCGATCGGGGTAGAACAGCGTCACGCGCCGGCGCTTGTCCGGCTGAAGCCAGGTCAGACCGGTGAATCGCGCCTTGTCCTCGTTCTCGGTGTCGTAGAACGTGCGCATGTTCTCGGGGCTGCGCAACACGATCTCGACCACGTTCGGGTCGTCCGGATCTGGCCACACGGTGACGTACATGTCGCCGTAGGTGACCGCCTTTTGGAACAGGTCCGGCAGCTTGATGTCCATCCGGTTGGCCTTGGTGACCGCTTCCAGCGCCTCGGTGGCCGTGTCGTCCACGTCGACACTGGTCACCTCAAGCCGATCGGTCACCGCGGCCACCACGCGCTTGCCGACGCTGATGCGGTACTCGTCGGCGCCGGCCTGGTGCAGTGTCGCCTTCAGGTTGGGCGACGCGAACACCTCGGTCTGCGTGCCGCGCCAGTACTTGTACGCCTTCTGGTAGCCGGACGCGTGCCGCGTGATCTCGCCGACGGCCAGCTCCAGGTCCGGGACGTTGCCGAGCGGGTTGTCCAGGTTGTCAGGCTCGGGATCCCGCACCGGGGTGATGGGCAGCGTCATCGGGCGCCTCTCAGACGTAACTGGTGACCGAGGCCACCACGGGTCGGCGGGGTTGTGCGGCCACCGTCGCCACGATGGTGACGGTCTCGGGCTCCAAAAGCACGCGGGTCAGATGCGACACCGCGTCGACCTGGTCATCGTTGACCGTCTTCGGGAAGCCGAGCATCTGCGTCTCCGCGCTCGGGAACTTCCGCTCGTGCAGGACGCGGGTCGGCGTGGCCTGGTAGTGGTTGAGCGCCATGCCAGCGCGCACGGGCTTCGGCTCGGACGCGTGCATGAGGTCCACGCGGATCGGGAAGTCGGCGAAGGTGTCCAGCCACAGCGAGTGACCCTGGTTGCACTCCACGAACACGCGGGTGACACCGAGCTGCTGAGCCAACCGCAGAGCGTAGTCCCGGAGCTGGCGCCCGGTGGCCTTGACCTGGCGGATGTCCCGGACCAGCACGAGCGGGTGCCCGGCGTCGGCCGGCCGCAGCCACCCGACCGCGAGCGCCGACCAGTCCGACGCCTTGCCGTCGCTGACCGCGGGATCGATCACCATCGCCCGGCGTGTCCAGCCTTGGCCGTCGACGCTCTCGTCTTCCGGCCAGTACGCGATGTCGTCGACGGTCCAGTACAGGCCGTCCGGATTGATCGGCTCGTTCTGGAAGTTCATGGCGAACGACCGCGTGTGCTCGATCGAGAGCAGGTAGTCGAGCGACCACCGGGCCGGCCACGTGCTGCGCCGGGCGCCGTCGGGCTCGGTGACCAGCGCCGGGTAGTGGTGGACCTGGATTCGCTCATCGGTCACCCACTGTTCGGGCGCGCCCATCTCGGTGACTGAGCGGACCAGGTCGTGGATGACCGAGCCGGGCATCGTGACGGTGCCGGCGAAGGTGACCACGGCCGAGGTGTTCATCGGGAACACGGCCTGCACGATCGTCTTGAGCCGCTTCTCTTTCTGTGACCGCGAGTAGTTGGCCTCGTCGGGTTCGATGTCGTCGAACAGCAGGCAGTCGGGCCGCTGGTTGCCGAGCTTCGCGCCGAGCGCGCTGCTGTCGATGCCCTTGGCCATGAACACCGCGCCGTTGCCGCGCACGGTGAGCGACTCGTCATCGGCCACGCTGCGCCCGTCGGGCCGCAGACCGGGCTTGCAGAACTCGGGGAAGTCGAACCGGAGCAGCGGGTTCGTGTCCAGTTCGATCTTCAGCGACTTCAGGTGGGTCTCGGCCTGTGTGGCGGTGTCGGCGAACGCGGCCACGTAGCGGCGGTGGCCGTGCGCCAGCGCCCACGCGGGCAGGATCAGAAACAGCCAGCTGCTCTTGCCCGAGCCGCGGGGCGCAATCCAGGCGTGTCGGTTGGACATCGGCTCTGGGCTGCGGGTCATCCACGTGCTGGCGTAGGCGCACAGGTCCAGATGGAAGTCGCTGAAACTGATCACGTGCTCGGTCTCTTCGGACTCCAGGTGGTGGCCGAAGTAGGTCAGGCCGAACAGCAGCGGATCACGACGCGTCTGGCGCACCCGGGCGGCCGGGTACTGGAGCGCGTCCAGCGGATAGCGCTGCCGCATGTACGCCTGCCAGTCGAAGTCAGCCGCCCGCATCGGGGTCCACCAGGCCGAGCAGGTGTTTGGGCAGATCCGGCGCGGTGATCTGGACATCGGCCGTGGTGCGCCGCGGCGCGTCGGCGCCCACCAGGTCCGAGCGGCGCTTCTGGATCATGACACGCAGCTTGATCATATCCAGGATCGGGCCGACGTCCAGCACCTGACGGACGGTGGTCTGACCAGTGTCCGGATCGGTCTCCACCCACTGCGCCGGGATGCCGGCCGGCGTGACCTTGACGTACTTGCCCTGCTCCAGCTTATCGAGAACCGTTTCCATCTGATCGAGTTCGCCGAGCATGACCCGGCGCAGTTCGGCCGGGCTCTCGTCAGGGTTGTCCTTGTGGTGCCGGGCGACGGCCGCGCGCACCGCGCCAATCGAGCCGTAGCCGGCCCCGTCGGCGGTGTCCTGCCAGCCGAACCCCTCGGCGCGTAGCGCCGCGGCACGGGCGCGTTTGGCGGCGCTCTCCGCCGTCACCTTGCGTCCGCCGCCTCGCCTAGTTGCCATGTCGCAAAGCGTAGCAAGAGTCTGACATCAGCGATCGGGTTAAGTAAGCCTTACCTACTTTTTGTTGGGTTTCGCCCTGGCCGCGGCCTTCGCGGCTTCCCATTCAGCGATCGCGGCGGCGGCTTTGGCACGCGTTCCGGCCTTCACCTTGCCTTCGCCTCGGGCCCATCGCTGCGCAGTTCCGATGGCCAGCTGTATGGCGTTGCTCTTGCTGTGCCCCGAGCGGATCAGCGCGTGGGCGATCTCGCGGATGTAGCCGGGCAGCGTGAGGCCCGGGGTCCGAAACAGGGCCCCGGGTCCCAGCGGAGAGCGGTCATGCGCACCAGCCACACGAGCAGGCTAGCTCACTTGGTGAGCTTCTTCACCAGCCAGCAGATCGGGCACCAGCCACAGGTGTCGAGATCGTGTGCACTCAACGGTGCTCCCCGATGCCGCCGCAGCTCGGGCACGTCTGCTCGCCCTTGCGCGGGTCGGGTGCCGGAATGCTGCCGGTCCCGTTGCACATGTCGCACTTCCGAGGGTCGCGGAAAGGCGTCACCTTAGCCATGCTGTTCACGCTCCAGTTGATCTACGGTTTTCCAGTCGTGCTTGAGCAGGTCCAGCAGGTCGATGCGAAACCTGACGGACTTCTTCGTGGTGCCGTGCCGGACCTCGGTGCCCTCGGGCAGCTTGCCCGCGGTGCGCCAGTAGTCCAGCGTCCGGGGCGCGATGCCGAGATGCGCCGCCGCCTCAAGGCGGGTGAGCAGGTCCGGTGTGTCCATACGATGCATCGTAGCAAAACGTCGCAACGTTACGCCGGACCTGCTCGTGATCAGCCGCTGTGCCAGGTGCGGGCCGGCGGGCCGCCCGCCTCGGCGGCGATGGGGATGCCGTTGAGCTCCAGGGTCATGCACTCCAGCAGGTGGGCCAGCGCGTCGTCGGCCTGTGCCGTGGGGACCATGGCCACCACCTCGTCGTGCACCGGCATCACCAGGCCGCCGCCCCACGGACCGCGCTCCCAGCGCAGCAGCGCGTCCACCAGCAGCTCGCGGGCAGTGCCCTGGATCAGGTAGTTCGGGCCCTTGTGCGGAAGCTTGGGGTCCAGGTGGATGACCCGGCCGGCGTAGGTCTGAAACTGCCGGTGGCCGGCCCGGATGCCACTGCGGATCTGCTCGGACCACACCGCGAGATCCGGCGTGATCGAGTCCATGACCTCCACGGCTGCGGCGGCGATGGACTGCGGCACACCGGCCTGCTTGGCCAGGGTGGGGATGCCGCCGCCATAGACCCGGCCGAACACGATCCGTTTGGCCAGCGTCCGGTTGGCGTCGGCGTAGTCCTCCCCGAACACCTGACTGGCGATCATGCGGTGGATGTCGAGCCCGTTGTCGATGGCGTGGCGCAGCATCCGGTCCCCGGACAGCGCCGCGGCCACCCGCAGCTCAACACCGGCGAAGTCCGCCGAGATGATCGACATGCCGTCGTCGGCGGCGATGCACTCGCGGACGCCGCCCTTTTTGCTGACCTGCTGCATGTTGGGCCGGACGCAGCTCATGCGCCCGGTGTCAGCTCCCAGCGTGTAGACCGTGGGCCGGATGCGTCCGTCGCCGTGGGTGGTGGCGATCTTCCACGGACGCAGGATCAGCTTCAGCACGGTGTCGTGCTTGCGCCAATCGAGCACCAACCGAGCCGCGTGCTGGGCGAAGTTGTGCGGCTCCAGCGCGGTGACGTCTTCCGAGCCGTCAGGCAGCTCCCACGCGCCTGCCATGGTCTGAAGCACGTCCTTGGCCACCGAGGGCTTGCCGGTGGCCGTGGCGGGCAACTGAGCCCCCAGAGCGAGCAGCCGCTCACCCACCTGCTTGGGGCTGCCCGGGTTGTCGATGCCGAGTTCGGACTGGATGCGCCGGTGCAGGGTCTCCACGGCGTTCTCGTGCAGCTCGTTCTGCTCCAGCACCGCCGCCCGGTCGAGCGGGAAGCCGAGCGCCGCCGGCCGGGACACGATCACCTGGACGGCGCGCTCCCTGGCGTGCACGGCCGGATCGGGCGCCGGGAGGTCCAGCGCCAGCAGCGCGCCGTCCAGCACGTCGGCACAGGCGTAGCTGATCATCGTGGCGCACCGGGGATCGACCTGGTGCCAGCCGGACCGGCTCACCGGGTCGGTGGGGTCCACGTTGGTCGTCCACCCGGCCGTCTTGAACAGGGCCTCACGAGCGGCGTCGGCTGCCGGGCTCATGGCCGCCTCGCCGAGCACGGCGGCCGAGGCGTCCTTGAGGCCCGGGGCGCCACCGGTGCTGGTGGGATCGGCCAGCTTGGCCCGGATCACGGTGTCGTCCATCCGGCTCCACATGTCGGCCAGATCGCCGAGTCGGGCATGGGCCAGCTCGGACAGGTCGGCGGCGGCGTTGTGCGCGTGCAGCGTGGTGGCCTTGGCCAGCGCGCGCCGGACGACCTCCCGGCATTCCGAGCAGGTGGCGTCGAAGTCGACGGCCAGCACGCGGGTGCCGAGCTGCACCGTCCGCAGGGCGTGGTCCGGGTGCCCGATCGGGTAGCTGGTGTTCTCCACGTCCACCGTCAGGCAGCCGTTCGCCTTCACGATGGCGTCGGCCAGCAGCGGGCCCGCGTGCACGTGGTCGATGTGCCGAGGCGTGCGCGCCGTGCGCCGGACGACCGCCGGCAGCTCCAGGATCTCGCCAGCCAGCTCGGCGATCAGCTCCAGCTTGGCCAGCTCCTTGGCCTCACGCTTCGCCACGGCAGCGGATGTCGCGGAGCGTGAGCGCCTGGGGGCTACCGAGCTGCCCTCGGGCGCCGCCAGCGCCGTCTCGGGCCGTGACGGGTCGCTATTACCCGTCACACCCGGGTTTGCCGAGGTGGGAGCCGGTTCGGTGACGGGTGTGACGGGTGACGGGTGTTCGCCATACTCTTCCCGACACTCTTTCTTAACCGTTACAGAACATACTTTTGAACTTACTAGGGAATCAGCCGTCACACCCGTCACGGGAAGATCAACTTCGGTACCCACCTGCGGGTTCTGTGTGACGGGTGGCTTCGTCGGACCCGTCACAGACCCGTCACACCCGTCACGCTCACCCGTCACAGGGGCTGCCGGCGGCGTCATAGGTGGGATGACCCAACCATTGGACGGGCTGGTGAGCTGAAGGTGCCGGCGCTTGCCTTCCCTACTGTGCGTAGCCCCCACGCCCAGCTTGGTGAGGCGCTTGCCGAACTGATCGGGGCCGGGGACCGAGCGCCGGCCGAACACCGGGCTGGCCTTGAACCACAGCGCGAAGTCCTCGTGCAGCTCGCGGGACAGCGTGCCCGGATCGGCCGGCACGGTGCGGGCGTCCATCCACATGCCGATCGGGTCCTGTTCCCGGACGGTGGTCTCCACCAGCTCGGTGACGCTGGCCGGCGTGTGGTTGTGGGACAGCGTCGCGCGGTCGGCCAGCCAGATCCCGGCACGTTGGATCATGGCCGCGAGCACGCCGGGCGCCTCGGCCGTCCACTCGCTGGTGAACTGGTCCCGGCTGATGTCGCCGAGCGGCGCCCGTGCCCGGTCCACCAGCTCCGGGTTCCCGTCGCAGGGGATGACCCGGGCCCGGCTGCGCAGCGCGTCGTCGGTCAGCTCGGGCGCCCGGTTCTGCGTCAGAATCAGGGTGTGGGTGGGGTCCCACGTCACCGCGTCCAGGTATTTGGCGTCCGCGGTCATCGCGCCGCCGCCGCCGGTCAGCATCTTGACCCGCTCCACCCGCTCCACGTCGACGGGAGCGGCCTCGTCCAGGTAGGCCAGCCGCAGCCCCCGCAGCTTCACCACCACGTGCCCGGGCGGCTCGTTCCGGCCGACCAGCCGTTGGTCCACCTGTTCCCCGTAGGTGCCGAGCAGGTGGATCAGCAGTGTGATCACCTGCGACTTGCCGCCGCCGGTGTCACCCCAGAGCACGGGCATGATCCGCGGACTGTGCCCGGTCAGCGACACCGCGAGCACGCGCAACGCCCACTCCCTGATCTCGGCGTCCGGCCACACGGCCGCGGTGAACGCGTCCCACAACGGCGTGGGGCCTTCCACCGGCGCGAACCGGGCCGTGTGGGTGTGCGGCGTCAGCGGGTCGATGTCGGCCAGCTGGCCGGTGCGCAAGTCCCACGGCTGACCGCCGGCCCACATCGCCTTCGGGTCGGCGTCCAGCTCGGACAGCTTGACGTGGTTGGGGTGACCTTCCACGGCCAGCAGCGCCTTGATCTTCTTTTCGACACCGCCGGAGCCGTTGGCCGAGCCGGAGCTGTGGAACTTCGCCCGGCGCGCGGCCTGCCAGTGCTCGGGCAGCCGCTCACCCGGGTCCTTGGGCACCGGCGTCACCCCGACGGGCATACGCGGGGCCACCTCGGTGATCATCCAACCGGACGCGTCCCGTTTGGTCACGTGCCAGCGCTCGGGCCCGCGCGTGAGCCACGCGCCCGACTCAGGGTCCATCCGGATGTTGGGGTGCAGGAAGCCGAGCACCGATTCCGCGAGCAGGTGATCGTTGAGCCCCGCATCGGTCGGGTCGAACACCTCGGGCAGCGCGCCGTGCCGGCGGACATGCTCCAGGCTCTGCGCCGCGGCTGGCGGCAGACCGGTCAGCGGATCGGCGGCGCGTTCGTCGTAGACGTGGAACGGCCGGGCGGCGCCGTCGCGTAGGCCGTCCGCGATCCACTGCAAGTCTTCGGCGTCCGGCTCAGTGCCCCACGCCCGCCGGACGGCGCCGGCCAGCTCCCGCTCGGCCACGTCCGCCGACAGCGCGCCGGCGCCCACGTAGCCGCCCAGCGTCATGGCCGCTTTCATCAGCCGCAGGCGGTAGCCCCCGCCGGGCTGCGCCGGCTCAGCCGCCTCGGCCACCGCCCGGGCACAGGCTCTGGCCGCGGTCTGCCTGCTCTGCGCCTCGCGCTGGCCGTAGAACTCGGCGAAGACGTCGCCGGCCGGCGCCGGCCGGGCCGCGGGGCTGGACGCCTGTACGGCCGCGATGTGCAGCCGCAGGGGCTCAAGCGACCGCCAGCGCGCCACGGCGTCCGCGTGGTCGACAGGCATGGCTGGCGGTTGGATCCACGCGTACCCGGCCAGCTCCCCGGTCACCTTGCTCGGCTTCACGGTCGGCGCGATGAACGCGAAGCCGTGGCCGTCGCTGCCCGTGCCGCCCTTGTAGTCGACGCCGGGCAGGATGGCGTCACGCGAGCGCAGGCCGAGGCTCGGCACGAAACCGTGCAGCCCACCGCTCGGCGTGGCGGCGATGCCGAGCGCCGCCGTGACGGGCAGGAACTCGGGCCAGCTGCCGCCGGACCGGGTGTCGACGTCAACCAGGTCCAGACCGTGGCCCATGACGGCGCACAGCGCCCATCCGGGCTGCCACAGCGCGATCTCGGCGTCGGCCATGGCCGGCGTGGTCAGGTGCCACTGGTAGGGCAGCTTGAATCCGACCTTGACCGATGGGTCCGGCGGGGCCGAGAAGATCGGCACGCCCGCGGCGGCTAGCCGGCGGGCGATGTCAAGAGCCTGACGGGCGTCCTGCTCAGGCTGTTCGGCCATGCTATGTTTCTCCGGTCTCTGAGTTTGTGGTTGCGCCGGTTCACCCGCCGGCTTCGGGCTCGGGACTCGCTCTCCAGGCGATTCAGTGCCCCGCTGGTTGTCAGCCGGCGGGGCCTTTCGTTGTGGGCCCAACGGACACTACTCCACGTGAGGGGCGGCGGAGCCAGTCTGCCACACCAGTTGCAAAACGTCGCAATCGACGCGTAGGGTGGCGCTCATGACACAGACCTACCGCCTGGACGAAGACAGAATGGGCCCCGTGTGCGGAGCCGTGCATCCCGCCGGTTCCGGCGCGCGCTGCGACCTCGGAGAGGGCCACGTCGGCGTCCACCTGGCAGCCTCGGGGCACAGCTGGCCGGCGCATGTGGTACTGCGCCTGGACAGCACCCACGCCGACACGCTTCCCCGGCTGGCGCAGCTGTGCGCCGTGTACGACATCGCCAAGCGGGCCGCCGACGACGCCGCCGCGGCGCTGAAGGTGGTCACCGACGGCATCAAGGTCGAAGCCTCGGCGGCTGTGCCCGGCGGCACCGACTTCACGATCGTGTCCGGGGCGCTTGACCACCCGCTCACGCTCCAGCTGGTCCAGTCGCAGCGGGTGGACACCGCGCTGCTGCGCACGATGCTCGGCGAGAAGTACCACTCGGTGTGCAAGCCGAGCTCGGCGTGGGTCCTGAAGCGGAAGCGATGACCATGCCGAACGACGAAGAGCAGCCGGCGTTGCTGGAGTTCAAGTTTCAGCCCAACCTGCCGGGTATCGACGCGCTTGTGTGCCCGCGCGCCACCGGCCACACCGGGCTGCACAACGCGGACCCGGCGTCCGGGGAGGGCAGGCAGTGGTGACCGCCTCGCCGAGCCCGTCCGACTTCATGGGCGATGCGCCCGTCAAGTCGGTGTCGGGTAACACGGAATGGGCCACTCGCATGGCGCGCGTCGTCAAGGACGTGGTGATCAGGGCGGCCGACCACGCGCCCCGGTCGCAGCAGGTGCACCTTGGGCCAAGCGAGCTCGGCGTGGAGTGTGACAGGCAGGTGGTGGGCAAGCTCGTGCGCGAGCCCCGTACCAACCACGTCACCGACCCCTGGCCGTCGGTGGTCGGCACCGCCGTGCACGCCTGGCTGGCCGACGCGTTCGAGGCGGACAACCAGAAGACCGATCAGCAGCGGTGGTTCGCCGAGCGCCGAGTGGCTCCGTGGCCTGGCGCCGAGGGGACAGGCGACCTGTACGACGCGCACGAGCAGTCGGTGGACGATCACAAGGTGCTCGGCGAGACCAGCCTGAACAAGGTCCGCGCCGGCCGCGTGCCGCGCAAGTACCGGCGGCAGCTGTTCCTCTACGGGCTCGGCTTCATTCGGCTCGGCCTGCCCGTGAAGCGGGTGGCGATCTTCGCCTACCCCCGCACCGGCAGCACCCTGGACGGCCTGTACGTGTGGGAGGCCCCGTTCGACGCCGCCGCGTTCGCCGAGCTGTCCGACACCTTCGCCGAGACGCAGCGCCGCAAGGCTCAGGCGGCCGAAGTGCTGGCCGGCCGGCTGCCGCTGCACCTGGTGCCGCGCACGCCGACCTCGGACGAGTGCTATTTCTGCCCGTTCTACCGCCCGCAGGCGGGCCGGGACGACGGCCCCGGCTGCCCGGGAACGGTGTCGTGATGGCCAAGCACGTGCCCATGCCGCGGCTGGTTCCGCCGGACAACCCCCGGCGTGAGCGGCCCGCTCACGAGGTGCGTCCGTCCGAGCGGCAGGTTCCGGCCAACCGGCCGGTGTGCCCGCCCGTGGGCCCCCAGAAGAAGTAGTTGCAATCAGTTGCAACTCGTGTAGATTGGTCAGTGGCAGAGGTGTCCATGTCTAACCGGTCAGATCTCCGTAGCGGGTAGCGGACCGGGTGTGCGAATCCCGCAGACGCCAAAGCCTTCGGGAGGGGCCTTTTCGGGTCCCATCGTCTGGGCCCCTCCCCCAACTCCCAGCAGAATCGAGAATGGCTCATGACGCAGTCGTACAACCCCCAGTTCGGGGCCCCCGTCCAGCAGCCCATGCCGGCGCAGTCGGGCTACCCGGCCCAGCAGTACGGGCAGGTGCCGCTGGCGCAGCAGTTGCCGACCCCGCAGCAGCCGCTGGCTTCCGGCACCCTGGACGATTTCTTCGACCAGCCGACCGTGGGCGGTGGCCAGGCGCTCAAGTTCGACACCCTGGGCCGCGCCTATGACGTCACCGTGTCCCGGCCGATCACCAAGGCCGACATCCAGCAGCAGACCGACACCCGCGGCATCCCGCAGTTCTTCCGCGACGGCCGGGCCAAGTTTCAGATGATCGTGCCGTGCGTGCTGCCGGACGGCTCGGCGGCGTCCTGGTACGTCAAGGGGGCCACCCGCGAGAAGCTCGCCGCGGCCATGTCGGCCGCCGGCGCGCCGGCCGGCCCGCCCGAGGCAGGCGCCCGGATGCGGCTGACCTACGCGGCGGACGTCCCGACCGGGGCGGGCTTCAACCCGCGCAAGGACATCGACGTGCAGTACGCGCGGCCCAACGGCGCGTTGCCGGTGGACAGCCCGCAGGCGGCGGCGAACGTGGTCACCGAGCAGGTGGCGCAGCAGTTCACGCAGGCTCCGCCGGCGCCGGTCAACGTGCCGCCGGGTGGCCAGCAGAGTTACGCGCCGGCCCCCGCTGCTCCGGTCGGCCACCAGCCGATGGCCCAGCAGGCGCCGCAGCCGATGTCGGCCGCGCCAGCTTCCGCCGGACTGCCGCCGATGCCCGAGGGGCTGACCCCGGATCAGGCGGCTGGCTATCAGCAGCTGCTCGCACAGCTGGCCCAGCAGCCGCAGCAGGGCTGATCGGACCGCACGGGCCCGGCGCCATGAGGGCGGTGCCGGGCCCGTGCCCTACCTGGAGAACGAACATGATCGTCACGCTGTTGGCTTGCGCCTCGGTGCCGCTGCTCAGTTTCGCGACCGGCTGGTTGTGGCGCGACACGAACGGAGGGCTCGGCCGGTGAGGTTCTATTGGGGCGGCAAATGGGTCTTCCGCGTCGGCGGGTACCGGATCCAACACCTCCGTTTCAGCGTGCTGTGTGTCGGTCCGTTGACGGTTGAGTGGCGGAAGCGGTGAACGTCCTGCACGGCGAGATCGCCGCCGACGGGCGGACCGTCATCCTGTTCGCCGCCGGCCCGCAGATCGAGCAGATCGCCATGGGCCTGAAGCTGCTCACGCCGACGCTGTCGCCGACGAGACCGGCCGGCGGCCTCCAGGCGCCGCTGAGCTGGACGCTGTGCGTACAGCTGGCCGTGCAGTTCCCGGCGGTGTGGCGGCCGGGGCCGAGGCTCCAGGCGTGGCTGCTGGAGCAGGTGCGAGCCCGGATCCGCGCGCCATGGACGGACCGCGAGATCGAACTGGTCCGGGCGCACATGCGCGACGACGCGCCTGAGCCCTACGCCTACCAGTGGGAAGGGGCGTGGATGCTGGCCGGCACCGGCCGCGGTTTCCTGTTCGACGACCCCGGCACCGGCAAGACGCTGACCGCGCTGCTCGCGGTGCTGTGGCTACGCGCGCTCGGCGTGCTGCCGATCGCCGGGCCGGTGCTGATCGTGTGCCCGAACTCGGTGATGGACAGCTGGGTTCGGGCCGTGCACACCTGGACGACCCTGCGGGCGGTGGCGTGGCGCGGCTCGAAGGCGGCGCGCGCCCGCCTGGCTGGCACCGCGGACGTCTACGTGGCCAGCTACGGGATGGCGCGCAACGACGGCTACAGCGACCGACGGTGGAAGGGCCGGGGCGGCAAGTCGACCACCACGCCCGGCGGCCCGCTGTTCGAGATGAACGTGGCCGCCGTGGTCGTCGACGAGTGTCACGCGATCAAGAACCGGTCGACCGAGCAGAGCCAGAACGTGGTCAAGCTCGGCACCCGCGCGCTGGTGGCGCTGCTGCTGTCCGGGACGCCGATCACTCACACCGTCCGCGATCTCTGGCCGGCGCTGCGCACGATCGAACCGACTGGCTTCCCGAGCCAGGAGCGGTACGGGGAGCGCTACCTGACCACCGTGCCGGGCGACTACCAGGACGTGGTGCTCGGGCTGAACGAGCACCGCGAGCCCGAGTTCCGCCAGGTGCTCCAGGGCCAGTACCGCCGGCTGGCCAAGGTCGACGTGCTCAGCCAGCTGCCCCCCAAGGTGTACTCGGTGCGGGAGGCAGAGCTGCCGAAAGAGTGGCGCAAAGCCTATGACGACATGGAACAGGACATGCTCACCCAGCTGCCCGACACCGGCGAAGAGCTCTCGGTCATGGGCGCGCTGGCCCAGCTGACTCGACTATGCCAGCTGGCCAGCTCGGCCGCGGACGTGTGGACCGAATACGAGACCGTGGAAGACCCGGTGACCGGACTGCCGGTCGAGGAACCAGTCACCAAGGTCAAGCTGCGGGCGCCGAGCTGGAAGGCCGACGCGCTGATCGAGGTGCTGGATGAGCGGCCCGGGCAGCAGGTGGTGGTGTTCGCGCCGAGTCGGCAGCTCATCAACGTGGCCGGAGAGCTGGTGGCCAAGGCCGGTTACCGTGTCGGATACGTGGTCGGTGGCCAGTCGGCGGCCGAGCGAACCGCGGCGGTGGACAGCTTCCAGGCCGGGCAGCTGGACGTGCTGTTGGTGACCACGCAGGCTGGCGGCGTCGGGCTCACGCTCACCGCGGCGTCGGTGGTGGTGTTCCTCCAGCGCCCTTGGTCCTATGTGGAAGCCAGCCAGGCCGAGGACCGGTGCCACCGCATCGGATCGGAGATCCACGACTCGATCGAGGTCATCGACATCGTGGCCAAGGACACCGTGGACAGCCGAGTCCGCTCGGTGCTGCGTGAGAAGGCGGGCGCGCTGGCCCAGCTGCTGGAAGACCCGCGGATCATGTCCGAGGTGCTGGGAGGCGCGAAGTGATGATCGACAGTGGGCAGCACGGCAGGGGCCCGGGAATGCACGAGGTCACGGACGTGGACTACCCGTACGCCGTTCGAGAGGTGTGGCTGTCGTGATCGTCATCGGAGTGGACCCCGGCGGCACCACGGGCATTGCCGTGCTGGAGCTGGTCAACGGCCGGTACGTGCTGTTGCACAGCGCCGAGGTGCCGGGTGCGCAGTTCACCGAATACCTCGGCAACCTGGTCAATGGCATGCTGGCCACCGGCACGCTGGAAGCCGACACTGGGCCGGCGCTGTTCAACGGCGGCACCGTCGTGACCGGAATCACGCCCGGCGCGCTGTTGGTGGCCACCGAGCAGTTCGTGGTGCGGGGCCGCGCCTCGCGTAGCAAGACGCCCAAGGGCGGCGCGCTGGCCCGGCGCATCATCGGCTGGTTGGAATCCGTGGTGGCGTCGAACGGCGGCGCTCGGTTGTCCGTCCGCTCGGCGTCACAGGTCAAGAAGTGGGCCACGAACCGGCGGCTGGAGCGCGCCGGGCTGCTGGCTGCCATTCCCGCCGGCGGGGGCCACGCGCGCGACGCCGGCCGGCATGCGCTGTTCGCCGCGCGGATGGACCTGAAATGGCCCGACCCACTGTCGGCCACTTACCCGAAGTAGTTCGACCACCTGGAGAGTGGACCATGAGAACACACGATGTCAGCCGCACTCGCAGAACCGGCACCGGGCGCCACCTCGACCGGCCCGAGAAGTCCCCTGCCCTGGAGATCGCCTGGCAGCCGCCGGACTGGACCAACGACGGGGAGTGCCTGGAGCTGGTCCACGACCCTGAGTGGTGGTTCCAACCGCCCCACTCGGCGGACACCAAAAAGGCCAAGCGACTATGCACGCTGTGTCCGGTGCGGATGCAGTGCCTTCAGTACGCTCTGGACCACAAGATCAAGGACGGCACGTGGGGCGGCCTGTCGGAGAAGGAACTGCGCCAGATCCTGGACGCCCGGCACGCGCCCGGCCGCAAGCACCACCGCGGTTACGACATCGGGTACCGGGACGGAAAGCACTGATGGCCAGGTGCCGGCACTGTTACGACGACATTCGCGAGGCAGTCATCACCGAGATGAGATGGCCGGCGCCGCCGGGGGCGGTCCGGACCGCGTGGCTGAACGAGCAGACCAGGTCGCCGTTCTGCCTGCGAGCGCCGTGTTTCTCGGAGACCCACGGCAGCATGACGCACGAGATCAAGCACGAGCCGCTGCCCGCGGTGTGAGCGCCCGGCCCCGGGGCTAACGGGGCCGGGCACCTGGTCAGCCCACCAGCGAGAACACCAGCGCCACGGCGAAGCAGACTGCGGCCACTGCCTGGGCCACCCGGGGCCCAGGCAGTGGCCCATCAGGCGCTCGGCCCGGTCGGCTGGTCGAACACCGGCGTGATGACCGCGGCCCGCGCGGGGGCCGCGGTCTGCGCCTGCGTGTGGCCGGGCGCGGCCAGGTCGACGTTGGTGTTGGTGAACGCCGGTGTCACCTGATCGACGACCGTGTCCACGGTCTGCCGGGCGGTGGACAGAGCAGCAGCGGTCTGCGCTGAAACGCCCAGGGACTTGACGACAGCGGCAGCCACGGCCAGCACGACTCCGGCCAGGACGCCGACCCACGCCGGCAGCCCAGGGAGAACGATCGGCGCTGCCCCCACGGCGCCGATGGCGAGAAGAGCCTGGACCGCCGTGGCGATGGCCCGCTCGGCAGTGTCCTTTCCATTCATGATCAAACCTCTCTCAGGCGCGAAGGAACACGGGCAGGATGTAGCCGATGCCGAAGGACAGGTCAGCTGTCGGGTCGAGCGTGGATGGCCAGTCGGTGTATCCGCCTCCGCGGTACTTGCCGAACTTGATCGCGGTGGACTGTGCGCCTGAGCCGCCCATGTTCAGGAAATCGAAGGTGGGCGGGTCGGAGTAGCCCCGCACCGACACCAGAACCCAGTACGCGGTCCGGACACCGGGTGTGGCGATGCCGCTGATCGGCTTGTCCACCTTGCCGTGCGTGGTCCACATGGCGTCGTCGGAGACCGAATTGCCAAGCTTGGCGCCGCCAGCAGCCGGGTAGACCGCGAAGCCGTTGAGCCCTCCGGCGCCCACCGCCGCGGTGTCGTCGGTGGTGAAGCAGTAGGCCCCGTTGATTGGGTTGCCGGGCTCCACCCACACCAGGGCCGCCCACACCTCGTTCGAGATGACCGACAACGCGTTGCAGGCGAACAGCGGGATGTTGCAGCTGTGACCGCCGTCGCGGGCCGCGTAGAGGTCGACGACCGGCGGCACGGCCTGAAGCGCGGTGCCGGCCAGGCCTAGCAGCGTCTGCACACCTGCGGACAGATCTGTGGACGGGATGCCGCCGGCCGGTTTCTGGTAGGCCAGCGCCGCGGTGTCCAGGGCGGTCTCCGCGGTGGTCGTCGCTGTCTCGGCCGCGTTGTGCGCGTCGCCGATGGCGACGGACACATCCGTCGACAGCGCCAGTGTCTTGGCGGTGCTGGTGCCTCCGACGTCGATCGAGCCGTCGGGGCAGCTGACGGACACGATGCCGCCGCCGGGGATGCCGACCGGCGGCGGGATCAGCACCGGCACCAGGGCCGAGAGGTCCACCGTGGATGGGCTGCTCGGCACCAGGGCGTAGAACGTGGAGGTCACCACGTCGGTGCTGATCTCGATCGTGTAGGCGAACCCCTGCGGGGTGACCCCGGTGGAGTCGTTGGCCGGCACCTGTGTGCTGATGCGCCCGTCGACGTCCAGCACGGCCACGATCGGCGCGGCGTCGCCCTGCACCACCTGGCCGTTGGGGTCGCGCAACGGGAACGGCAACCGGAAGCGCACCACGCCGTTGGCGGGAGCGCCGGTGACCGGGTGCGTGATGTGCCCGGTGACCGTGACGAGATTGACGGTCACACGATGCTCCAGCTGGTGTTGCCGTGCACCGACGTCAGGCCGTCGACCACGGCGTTCTGCACGTCGGCCTTGGTGAGCCCGCCCGTGCCGCCGCTGGCCGCGGGAATGGCCTGCACGGCGGCGGTCAGGGTCGCCAGCGCCGTCGGCAACTGCTTGATCGCGTTGCTGGTGGCCACGGCGTCCTGGTACTGCTGATGTTGCATGCCGTAGATGATGACCGCGCCGGGCGTGCTGGCCGCCTGGAGCGCGAACGCCTCGGCGCTCGGGCAGCCAACCAGGGAGGTGCCCTGCACGCGGGCGCAGTCGGGGTAGGTGCCGTCCTGGGCTCTGGTGCTCAGATCGATCAGAAATTCCATGACGCACAGACCTCCCGTGGGTGAGCCGCTGAACAACGCGGCCAGTTGCGCCCGGCTGCCCCGGAACGCGGACACGTCGATGGCCGAGTAGCCGCCGACGCTGATCGAGCTGCTGAACTGCCACAGCACCGGCGACTGGCCACCGTAGGCTGACCAGCCGGCGCCGTGGTCCGCGCCGGCCGCCGCGTAGACGGGGCTGGCGCCACTGCCGCTAACCGGGTACTGGCTGGACCACAGCGCACCGATGTCGCGCGTGTCGGTGTTCAGACCGCCGTTGGCCGACAGCCACCAGGCCGGGCAGTAGAGCAGCGGCACCATCCATCCCGCGGTCCGGAGGGACCGGCTCAGGGCTCGCGCGGTGGCCACGTCGCCACCGTTCTCCAGGTCCAGCGCCACCGACACCGAGTTCGGCACTGTCGAGTAGATGCTGGTCAGCTGCCCGGCCACGTCACCGCTGCGCACGTAGTGGTAGGCGATGGTGGGCTTGCCGGTGGCCCGCGCACGAGCCAACTGCGTCGGAAACGAGGGGTTCCGATACGTGCTCCCCTCGGTCGCCTTGATGACGAACGCGTCCATGCCGCTGCCGGCGTAGTCGAAATTCGGCTGGTACCCGCTGGTGTCAGCGACGAACAGCGTCACGGCGCGCCTCCCGCCTGGCTACGAAGTAGAGCCGCCACGGTGGGATCATGAGCAGCACCGCGAGGGACTTGCCGATCAGGATGGCCGGCTCGGTGCTCGGCGCGCCGCCGTTCATGATGATCAGAACAGTGCCGGGCATCACGGTGAGCATCATCGACGCTGGCACCGACAACAGCGCGACGCGCGCCACGCGGATGGCCTTGGTCTCGCTGCCGAAGTGCCACGGGCGCAGAGCGACGAAGTAGGTCACCACGAACGCGGCGGCGCTGACCAGCAGCGTGAGCTGAAGAAACCAGGCGAAGACGATCACGGCCCCTCCACGATGCGGTGTGCGGCAGCCACCAGCGACTCGGCCAGGTGGTTGCGCTCCCAGATCTCGGTGCTGGCTGCGACGATTGGCGCCGCCTGCTGTCGCCGAGCTTCGGCGCCCATGCGCTTGACCCGTTGCACGCGCAACGCTTCTACGGCCTCGGGGTCGGGGGTCACGGGCGGATCGTCTGAAAGGTGCCGCTTCCAAAGGTGAAATCGGGTCATGTTTCCTCACCTGCCGCCTGTGGGGGCTGCTCGGGGAGCTGCTGCGTCAGCAGCTGAACCGATCGTACGGACACGTTGGCCGCAGCGAGCAACGCGCGCGTGGTCCCTCGGTCGGTGTCGGCCCGTTCGTCGGCCTCGTGGGCAATCTGCTTCCACGTGGCGGTGTCCTGTCGAGCTTGCGCCAGTTCGCGCTCCAGCTGCTCTTTGACCACCCATTTGCCCGTGGTGAACTTGCGCACCACGTAGATGCCGAGCAGCACGCACAGGAAGTAGCCGCCGGTCACCCCGAGCACCCCTGACCAGGCGGTGGGGTCGAAACCTTCCGGCATCGGGCAAACTCCTCACGTAGACACGTGACGTGTGGCGGGCGCGTAGGTTGCGTCGTTCACCGAGCGTAACCCCATGTGCGACGTTTTGCGGTGCGCTACGATGTTGCAATGAGTCGCAAACCCTCGATTTTCGGCTGGTCGGCCGGCCCCGGCGGCAGCGAGTGGTACCGCCTCACCCTCCCCCTGTCCACACTGGCCAGCCTGCACGGATGGGACGCCGCGGTCGGCACCGGGTACCCCTCCGACCGCGTCGGCAGCCCTCCCGACGTCGTGGTGGTCCAGCGGCCGATGAACGCAGTGACCATGCGCACCATGCGCCACTGGTCCCGCAAGTCGGCATGCCTGCTCGCGGTGGACCTGGATGACGACTTCTGGACGATCCCGCCGGACAACCCGGCGCACCGCATGATGCAGCCCGAACTGCTGATGCGGCTGGAGACATGCCTGGCCATGGCCGACGTGGTCACCGTCAGCACCAACTACCTGGCCGAGAAGGTCAGCCAGCACACCTCGGCGCCCATCCGCGTGGTCGGCAACTTCGTCCCGGCGGCGCTGGTGGACCGGGTGCTGCCGCCGTTGCGCGGGCACAAGGTCGTCGTGGGGTGGGCGGGATCGCCCACGCACCGCGGAGACTGGATGGTCAACGCCGACGGCATCCGGGCGGCGCTGGACTACTCGAACAAGATCGATTTTCACATCGTGGGAGCCGACTACAGCGCCGAGGTAGCGGGCACGTTGCGCGCCCTTCGGCACACCCCATTCCAGCGCGACATCGCCGATTACTACAATGCGCTGGACTTCAACATCGCGCTGGCCCCGCTCGCGCCCACCGAGTTCAACCGGTCCAAATCAGACATCCGGATACTGGAGTCAGCGGCCATCGGCGCGGTGCCAGTGATGACGAATTGGGGCCCGTACGCCAAAGTGACCGGTCGACACACCAGTAAAACCGAGCACTGGCAGCATCACGTCGGTGCGCTGGTCAGTGCTCCCCAGGAACTGCACGACGAACGAAAAGCGTGGCGTAACTGGGCCCGCGAGCGCACCATCGAAGCTAACGCCCACCGCTGGGCCGCGATCTACGAAAGCGTGTGGAAGTGATGGCGCACATTCCCGCACCTCGCAAGGTAAACGAACCGCCAACCTGTTCCAATTGCGGAGAGCCGATGGACAGCCACAAGTGCGCTAAATGTGGCGGCTGCTGGGTTCTCTGTCCGTGTCCTAGCTGACCCTGGAGAGTGGGCATCATGGTACTGGTATTGATAAAGCATTTCAAAACGGAACGACTGGAGCTGGCCAGTTGGGAGGGGCTGCCCATACAGTTCGAGTCTCGCGATCAGGCGTTCTCATATCTGCGCAGTTTCGTGGTCGACTTTATCGAGACCGAATTCCAGATGTGGGGCTTGTCCTGCGAAGAGTGGCAGCGGCTTCAGGAGAGGCACCCCTGATGCCTTTCTCATCCAACCTCTGCAAAGCCGAGATCAGGGAATGGCTGCGCGAAATGCGCCCAGACACCATTCTCGACATCGGTGCGGGCAGCGGCGTCTACAGTCGGCTGTTCCGTCCGATCCTGCCGTGGACCACGTGGGTGGCGCTGGAGATTCACGAGCCGTACGTGGAGCGCTACGATCTGAAGTTGCATTACGAGCAGGTGATCGTGGAGAACGTGCTGAACGCCAACATCGGGCCGGCCACCTTCGACGTCGTCGTTCTCGGCGACGTGCTGGAGCACATGACCCTGAATGACGCCGCGTCGGCGCTGCGCCGAGCGCAGATCTGGGCCACCAAGGGCATCATCGCCTCGGTCCCCCTGGGCTACTGTCCGCAGGAGCCGAGCGAGGGAAACGAGCATGAGGCACACATCAGCGAGTGGACGCACAAGTCGTTCCTGGAGTTCGTGCACGATTCTGTCGTCCCTTACCCCGACTCGGCTGTCGTGCGCAAGGACAGCGAATACACGATCGGAGCGTACTTGTGGAGAAAATGACCAGTGTTGACGGCGTCACGGTGGTTATCCCCACGATACCGATCAGACAAGCATGGCTCGGCCGCGCCACGGACAGCGTGGATCGGCAGACCCTGCGGGAGTTCGCGGACGTCGGCGTGATCACGTCCATGGACACCGAGAGGAGAGGTGCGGCGCATACCCGTAACGAGGGCTTGGAACGCGTCACCACTGATTGGGTGGCGTTTCTGGACGACGACGACGAGATGATGCCCGAGCACCTGGAGAAGCTGCTACTGAACGCGCTGTGCGAGAAAGCGGACGTCTGCTACTCGCTGCCCAAGGTGATCGGACCGAACGGGGTGGAGATCCCGCGACAGTTCGATTGGGGCGGTGGGCCGTTGTTCGATCCGGATTACCTGCGGCGTAAGGCACATATCCAGACCACGTGCTTAGTGCGTACCGAGTGGGCCAAGCGTGTGGGCGGTTTCGAGTTCATCGCCGATGAGACGGGCGCGGTGAACGACGATCACGGCTTCTTTCTGAAGCTGCTGAACGCCGGCGCTCGCTTCCACCACCTGCACGAACAGACGTTCATCTGGCACCATCATGGTTCCAACACTTCGGGCCAGCCGAATCGCTGGTAAGGGAGATCGTTCATGGGAAACAAGGGACTGTGCGAGCGCTGCGGCGGCATCGGCGTCGTCAACGGCCAGATCTGTTCCAAGTGTGGGGGCACGGGGAATGGGTGACCCCAGGGACTGCGACCACCTCGGCCAGGCGTCCAGCGGCATCGAAGGCGACTACCTGGTCACCACGTGCGGCAAGTGCGGTGCGACGTTGAACCGGCAGAAGTTGTAACAGCTCGGTAACGATGGCCTCTAAGTTGCGACGTTTTGCAACTTAGAGGGCTAGCGTGGTTCCCACAACAGCAGCACACACTGAGCCTCTGGAGAGCGCACGATGTCGAAGTCGAAGCGGTACGCGGTCAGCGCCGACGGCGAGCAGGTCGTCAACACCCACACCGGGCGCACGGTGGCGTTGCCGAAGCTGGTCGAGAAGCAGATCGGCCACCCGGCCGCCGGCAAGGTCGGTCGCCAGGAAGCCGTCCGAGACTTCGTGGCCGAGAAGAACTATCGGTGACCCACCCAGCGCGTCGCGGAACCGTCCGGCAGCACCGGGCGGTTCCGTGGCGGACCAGCCCACACCCCTGGTTCTCGTTCGTGGCGTTCACGCTGGTCCTGATCTTCGCCCTAGTCGGGATCGTCGTGGGTATCTTCCAGTACCGCGCGCCGGCAACCGAACCGCTGCCGTCGACGTCCTACAGCCACACGATCGGAGACACGCCGTGAACATTCTGGAGCAGCTGGAGCGTGACGCGCGCCAGTGGGCCGTAGACGACATGGGACGTCACGTCCAGCTCGGCGACCAACTGGACGAGATCATCGACGCTGCGTCCGAACAGTATGACCTGTTCAACGCCGAGGCGGTCAACGAAGCGCTGGACGAGGTGCTGACCAACGAAGACGGTGACGACCGTAAGTCCGTCGCTGTGTCCAAGATCCGCGAAGCGCTGCGCCAGGCTGGTATCTGACATGACCGAGAAGCGTTTCGCGGTGCTGGCCACCGCGCTGGCCGTCCTGCTGCCGTCGACGTCCTACAGTCACACGATCGGAGACACGCCATGAGTTCGGACACCGACCGCGCCGCTCGGCTCTATGTCTCGTCGCAGCTGGTGGGCGCGATCGTTGTGGTTGCGCTCGTGGCCGTCGTCGGTGTTGTTCTGCTGGTCAGCGCCATCAGCGGCGCGGCCCGATCGGGGACCACGCCCGCTCCGACCACCACACGCAGCGACTGCTGGGACTACGCCTTCGGCGCCGCGTTCCCTCCCGGATGGTCCGCGGGCGACGCGCCGCTTCCGCCCTGCACTGCCGTTCACTGACTGGAGAGCCGAAATGATCGAGCGCCACCCCGCCGGCCGCAGCTGCGCCGTCACCCTGCTCGCTGGCGTCGGGCTGGTGGCAGCCACCGCGCTCGGCGTCGCCCACCTCGCGGCCGGGGGCCAGAACAGCCCCGCCGTGCCGGCCGACGCGCCCGCCGCCGTCGTGCAGACACTGGCCCCGACCGCCACACCCGCAGCCGCCACGACGCCGGCAGCGGCCACCTCAGCCCCGGCCGCCGCGCCGCGCGCGCTGGTCGCCGAGCCCGTCACCACAACTGAGGAGACGCCCGTGCCCAGCACGCAGCCGAGCCCGAGCACCGACGCGAACGGGGTCCGGCTGCCGCCGCCAAACCCGAACGCCAACCAGACCCCGGCCCCACTCGGCCCCGAGAACGGCATCGACCCCGAGAACGGGCAGCCCGTCGGCCCGAATCCGGCGACTGACCCTCAGCGCTGATATCGTCCCTCGGCAGCCCCGGCAGTCACGCGCCGGGGCTGTCCCATGTCAGGTGCCCCGCAGGAAGCAGCAGCCCACCTTGGCCGCGATCTGTCCACTTCCTGTCCAGTTGACCCTGATCTCCACGGTCACCAGGCTGAACCGCTTCCACGGGGTCAGGTCGACGGTACGGGTGTCCCATCCGAAATTGCCGGTGCTGGTCCAGCTGTCCAGCTGCGTGTTGGCCACCCACAACGAATACGTTGGCGTCACGGCGCCCGACGCCTGGCCGCCGAGGAAGTCCAGACGCAGCTTCGGGTGGCTCACCTCGGGGATCTCGCCGTACCAGAGCGTGACTCCTTGCGCCATGCCCGACGCCGCCGTGTTGATGGAGGGGTAGGCGAGGTATGCGCCGTTGCTCGCGGTGCCCGGCAGCACCGGCGCGAACTGGGCGTACAGCGGTACCGAGAGGAACGGGCGGGCCAGCCCCCACCCGGTCAGCGCGTCCGAGCTGATCCAATCGGGCCCCGAGTCGGCCGGGTTGAACATGCCCCACGCTGCAGTGGCCACGATCGTGTTGGTCGGCGCGTCGACATACGAGACCGGATAGGTCTGGAAACAGCGCTGCCCTTTTTCGTTGATGCGGATCCACACGAACGGAGACCCGTCGGCCCACTTCAGCACGGTGTCGGCGTAGGCCTGCATATCGACGTTGGCGCTGCCGGGCGCTTTCACGTTCAGCGAACTCGGCGAGATGCGCCGCACCTCGGCCAGCTGTGACTCCAGCTTCGAGATGCGGTCAGCCAACCACGTCACCGTGTCTTGCTGACCGGCCCCTTGCGCCACCGCGGTGGCTCTGTTCGCAACCATCTGGTCACCTCACGACGCGTCAAGGATGTGGGCCAAGCTGCTGTCGTCCGGGCCGTTGGCGATGCCGAGCAGGCGCTGGCTGTACAGCCCGTCGGGAATCCAGAAGTGCCCCTGGAGGTTGTACACCACGGCCTGACCGGGCGCGTAGCTTCCGGCCGGCGCGGCGCCGTCCAGTCGCACTCGGGCGCTCCAGGCCTTGACCGGGCGGCTGTTCTGTGTCTGGTTGGCCGTCGCCCACCCGTTGATCTCGGCCTGGGTGAGAACCGTCGTGTGGCCGCTGTCCACCGATTCCAGCATCGGCCAGCCCGCGTTTTCCAGAGTCGCGTCGGCGGCATAGCCCCACACCAGTGACCCCGCGTCGGTCCCGCTGCCCTTGGCGTAGAAGCGGGTGGCCAGCCCGGTGGCCGAGACGGGCGGGACGACCGAGATCAGGTTCGTGCCGTAGTCGAACACCAGCGGCTGAGAAGTGACCGTCAGGTACGGGTTGCCGATCAGCGCCTGGTGCCGGATCGTGCCCGGCGCGCTGAAGTAGGGCTGGAAACAGATGTCCGGCCCGTTCTGCACCTGCGTCAGTTCCTGAAGCCGCTGGCCGAGATAGGCCATGTCCGAGACAGGGTAGTTGCGGACGTTGATGTCGGAGTCGCCGAACGCCGCCGGCACGTCCAGCGGCAGCGTGCCGCGGGTGAGGGTGTCGGACAGCATGGACCGGGCGATGTCGCGCAACGTCGACGGTCCGTACGCGGCCACCGCGCCGACGCCGACCGTGTTCGTCCAGCTGGCCGGGGCCATCAGCCGGGCCATGAGCAGCGACCAGAACCCCGAGAAGCCGATCTGCACGCTGAACACGTCGCTGGTGGCGGTGTCGTCGCTCGGTGTCGCCACCCACGCCGGCCCCGCCTGGGCAATCCAGTCGCTCGGCAGCCGGGTGCCGTAGCAGACCGCCACCCCGAACCGGCCGGCCGCCACCTGGAAGTAGGTGCGCAGCTTGTCGGCCGACAGGGCGTCGGCGTACTGCTCGGGCAGCGGCGTGACGCCGTCGCCCACGGGCGTGGTGACGGTGCCCTGGCAGTTCGGTGTGTTCACCAGGTTCTGCCACTGCGGCACGCCGATCAGCGGCAGTTCGTCGACGACCGCGCCGGTCTTGTTCTCGTATACGAGGCAGTACCAGACGTTGTTGTCCGCCGGGTTGAGCACCGGCGGCAGCACATCCAGCACGTTGGCCGTGGTCATCAGACAACCTCATAGAAGATCGTCGCGTCGTACTGGCTGGCGTTGCCCCACGAATAGCCGGCGGTGCCCGGGGTGACGTACTGGAGCGACGAATTGATGCCGAACAGGTTGGCGACGGTGGCGCCGGGGTCGATCTCCGCCCACAACGGACGGTTGTTGCCCGAGGCGTCCAGCATGCGCCCGGTGCCGTTGGCCAGTCCAGCCTGTGCTGAGGTGGCCTGGAATGGCAGGGTGAACGAGGGGGTTCCGGTGCCGAGGTTGGCCGTGGCGGCCGGGTTGAACTTGACCTGGCACCACACCAGCTTGCCGATGCGGCGGTACCGGGCGACCACCGTGCCCGCGTTGTTGAGCATCCCGGCCAGCGTCGGTGTCCAGGACAGCCAGGACCCGACGAACGACAGGGTGTCCCACCCCGCGCCGTTCCATCGCTCGATGCCCGGACCCGCCAGGTCGACCGAGTCCCGCAGCTCCCCCACCCGGAAGCCAGCGTCCGCGAGCGCGTCGCCGGCCAGCAGGTGGCGAATGCCGTCGATGTGGGCGGCCGCTCGGCGCCGGTCGGTGATGTCGCCAGACTGCACCTGGTTGGACGGCCGGGTCGCCAGGCTTGGCACGGCGATCTCGCCGAGCTTCAGGTACGCGCCGGCCGGCAGCGCCGGCACCACTGGGCTGCCGCTCGGCGTGCCGTTGACGATGCCGAACTGGAGCGTGGTGGCGCCCTCGGAGAACACGTTGTCCACGGCACGCGCGTACACCACGTCGATACGGGCCAGGGTGGCGTGCGCGGCGTCCAGCGGCACGTTCGTGGTCGGCGTGGTCCAGACGACGTACGGGCCCTGGCCGGTACGCGTGACGATGCCGCTGCCAGCGGCCACGTTCACCGTCTGGTTGGGGGAGCCGAGCGCCGAGAGCTGAAACTCGGTGCCGATCGCCGCGAACACGCCGTCGCGCCAGGTGGCCATGCTCGCGGTTTGCATGAACTGCGCACCGTCGTGCAGCCGTCCCTGGAGCGCCGAGTTAACCGACTGGAGCGACCACGCGCCGCCGTTGGCGGCGGTGACGGTGACTGGAGTGGCCATGGGTTCACCTATCCGATGGGGTGAGGGACACGGCCAGGCTGCCGGTGTCGGCGGGATTCGTGGTGGTCAGAGCGTAGGTGACGGTCGCCCCCGGTGCGATGGCCTCCCACTGACGGACGGTCAGCTCCCGACTTCGGTCACCGCCGTTGCGCAGCACGGTCTTGTTCAGGCTGTTCAGCACCAGCTGCTCAGTGGCGACCATGGGAGCGCCGGTGTAGGTCAGCCGGTAACCGGTGGTGATGTCGGTGATCGTGGGGTTAGTGAGCGCGTCGGCCAGGGTGAAGGTGGGCCACGCCAGCGCGGTGCCGGGGTTGGTCACGGTCACGGTGCCGGTGGACGCCGTGGTGCCCCAGTTGAGCCCGCCGCCGGTGGACCAGTTGAGCCCGCCGCCGGTGGACCAGTCCAGGCCTCCCGATACGCCGGGAGCCTGCTGAGGGCCGAAAACGCGGGTGTCCAGGCCGACACCGGCCACGTACCAGAACCGCCGTGGGTCGGCCTGGAATAGGGTGAGCGTGAAATCGAACTCGGCGCCGTTGGCGGCCGGCGGGATGTAGGACTTGTCCGACACCTCCACCAGCGCGTAGCGCGCGCTGTAGTCGCTGATCCACACCAGCGGGATCTGATCGTTGCCGATCAGGCCAAGCAGCGCCCACCGCGCCGCCTCGGCCAGCGCGCCGTTCGGGGCCTTGGCCCATCCGTTCAGCGTGATCGTCTTGCCGCCGAACCGGGAGCGGGAGCGGTAGTCCCCGTCAGACTGGCTGCGTGGCGTGGTGCGCACCCGGACCGGAGCGCCGTCATACCACCCGGTGGTCGACGAGACGCCCCACGTGACCCCCGCGTTGTCGAGCACGTTGAACTGTTGCGCGCCCACCTGCCACGTCGGCGTCGCCAGTGTGGTCACCATCTGCGCCTCACCCCCTCGCCGAGCTCATGGCCCACGCCACGGCCCCCGCGGCGCGGTCAGCCGCCTGCTGAGGGTCGGACGCGATGACCGTCTGATTGATCGTCACCGTGCGCTGGCCGCCGAGAGGGAGCTTCTCGTGCTGTGCTGCCTGTGCGATCAGCGACGCGGTTCGCTGACTGCCGTTCAGCGGCGCGTACAGCTCGGTGTACTGCATGTTGTCGCCCACCACGCGCCAGGTGTTCGGAGGCACCATCTGGGCGCTGGCCGCCGACATGGCGTTCAACTGCTTGCCGCCGAAGCCGCCAGCGGCCATGGGCACGAGCAGGTTGCCGGCGGCGTTAGCCGTGGTCCGGGACCCCTGGACGTGCAGCGAATTGACGTTGCCCGAGGCGTTGACGGTGACCACGGCCACCATGCCGTTGATGTCCCGGATCAGGGTGTTGGCGGCGGCTCGGGCCAACGATGTGTCCCCGGCGATGGTGACGGTGCCGTCGGGCAGCGTGGTGACCACCAGGCCCAGATCACGCAGCTGTTGGACGGCGGCGTCGGTCAACGCGCTGGTGTGCACGGTGTGATCGTTGGGGACGTCCAGGACCTTCCCCTTCAGGATGTCCATGGCCTGCTGCGCCTGCTCCGCGCCGGGCGTCGCCACCACCGTCACCAGATCCGCCGGCCACGCGCCCATCGACTTCAGCGCGCTGTCCACCTGGCCCTTGGTCAGGCCCATGGACGCGCCGAGCTTCTCGACCGCCGGAATCTGCTGCTCCAGCACGGCCTGTGCGTGCGCCTTGGCCGAGTCGGCGGTCTTTCCCTGCGCCTCGTCCTCGGCGACGATCGCCGCCGTGGTGTCGACGAACTGACCCCGCAGCGTGGTCACGGTGTCGCGTAGGCTCTGGCCGTTCTTGGTGATGGTGCGAATTGACCCGTCAGCGTTCAGCAGTGCCTTTCCGTATCCGTCCGCATGACTAATGCCTTGATTCATGGAATCCTGAATCGACGACATGGTCTTGTTCAGAGCTTCCATGGCGTCGCCCACTGGAATAGCACCACCGGACAGCCGGATCAGCGCGTCTTTCATTGCAGTGATCTTGTCGCTGTCAGTGCTGGCAGCGTCACCGATCTTGGCCAGGTCGGCTTGCAGCGCGATGGCCGGTTTGGTGAACGTGCCCATGGACGCCTTGGTCAGGCTCATGGCGTTGTTCAGGTTCTGCTGTTCCGACGTGAGTTCAGCGTTAGCTGCCGCCAACGTCTTGGCGGCGCTCTCAGCCTGGCTGGAATTAGCCCCGTATTTGCCAACGGCGTCGTTATAATCCTTCTGAGCCTGAGCCGCCTGAGCCTGTGCCACGCCGACTGGACCGAGCTGCGCCCGGTAATCCGCCTCGGCTTCCTTGGCGGTGTTCAGCTCGGACTGGAGATCGCCAATCTGGTCCTTGTACGCCTTGACCTGAGCACCGGTCGCCGATGCTCCGCCGCGACCGAGTTCGATCGCGTTAGTGAGCATGTTCTGGCCTGTCGTCGCATCGGCCAGCTGCCCTTGCAGGCTGTACACGTTGCTCTGGAGGTCGCGTAGCTTGGTGGCCGCCGCGGCGGCTTCGGTGCCCCCCTTCACCATGGACTGGCCGATCGCCGTACCCGCGTCAGCGAGATCCTGGGCGTGCTGGGACACCGACGACATATAGACAGCGGCGAGACCGAGCGGGGCGGCGATGCCCGCTGCCGCGGCGCCCACCGTCGGCAGCGCGCTAGCCAGCGTGCCGGCCACTCCCGCGAACTTGCCCCCCTCGGCCGCCACGGCGGACAACTTGCCCGGCAGCGCAGTCAGCGCGCCAGGGATGCCGGTCAGGTTGACGCCGAGCAGCTTGGCCGAGATGGCCACGGCCATGATGTCGCCGGACAGCGGACCGAGGGCGTGGCTGACGTCCCCCGCCACGCCGGCGAAGAACCCCAGCACCGAGAGCGCGTTGGACAGCTCGGAGACCAGCGCGGGAATCGCGCTGCCAGCCAACTGCCCGAGCCCGCTCATGAGCTGCCCGATCGCGCCGGTGATCTGGCCGCTGTGCGCCGCCCACGCCTCACCCGCGTCGTTGACGACCCGAGTGATCAGAGCCATGGCCGACTGGACGATCGCGCCAAGGCTGGCCGTGTCGGTGCCGAACGCCTTGCTGTGCTGGCTGAGTCCGCTGAACGTGTCGCCGATGGCCGTGCCGGTCTGCTGGAGCAGGGACTTGAACCCCTGCATCACCGGCCCCTGGTTGGCGACGGCCAGCGACAGCCCGGGCAGCGCGTTCTGCGCCAGTCCGAGCACGCCGTCGGTGAGCGGCTGGATAGCGCTCTCGGCGCTGATCAGGTCGTTGCCGATCTGGGGGGCCAGCACCGTGAACCGGTCTCGCACGGTGTCCAGGGCGTCGACGATCGGGGCTTCCAGGCGTGGCCGCAGCGCCGCGGTCATGGTGCTGAGCTGGTCGCTCAGCGCCTGGTACCGGGAGACCACCGCGGGGGTGCCGGACGCGATGGCGGCAGCCGCGGCAGCCATGCCGACGCCCGCGATGCCGATCATGCCAGCGCCGATCAGGGGCGCGCCGGCCAGCACTGCCGCGCCGATCAGGGCCGGCATCGGCGCGATGCCACCGCCGAACGCCGAAGTGAGCGCCTTACCTAACTCGTCGCCTGCCTGCTCGGCGTCCTTCTTGCCCTTCTCCGGGTCGATCTCAGCGGGGATATTGGCCTTGACGGTCTCGCTGACTTCCTTGGCCAGCAGCTCGGCCTGAGCCTTGAACTTGTCCGCCTCGGCCAGATCGGCGGGGATTTCCGCCTTCAGCGTCTTGGACAGCTCGGTGATCGCCGCGGCGGTGTTGGCACGCAGCTCGGCGGTGTCCGGCGTCATCGGGATCTGGAGCGCATCGTTGGCCGTGGCCTTCAACGCCGCCTTGACCTTGGCCCGCCACACGTCGTCGATCGGGTTGTCCGCCGTGGTGGGGACCTTGAGGGGCGGCTGCCCTTCGGTCTGCTCCTTGGTCTTGCGTTTCCACTCCGGCGTGACCGGATCGCTGAGCACGACGGTGACTTCGGGTTTGATCGACTTCACGGCTTCGAGCAACCGCGCTTCAAAGCCTGCCTGATCGTCGTCAGACAGCTTGACCGGCACGGCGATGTGATCTCCGCGCTCGATCCGTTCCTTGATGCGCCGAAGTCCCTCGGGGGTCTGGTCCCGGACGTCCAGGTCCAGATACGCGCTGCCAGCCTTGAACCCCTCGGCGCTGGTCACCCGCCCACCCCCTCGTATTCGCCGCCCATGGCAGCCATCTGGCCCGCGGACAGCGGCCGGGAACGGTCAGGCTCGAACTCGCGGGCCGGCGGCTCAATCTCGGGCGTAGGCGGCGTGCTCCGCAACAGCGCGGTGATCGCGCCGCCGTAGAAGCCGAGCCTGCGGACCAGCATGAGCAGCCTTCCCGAGGGGAGTTCGGACGGATCGTCGATGCGGTGGAACACGGACAGATCGGACGTGACATCGTCTTGGTACCGCAGGATGAATTGCAGCTCGGACGTGGTGTCCGTCAGGCTTTTGGGAGTCGGAACCCCTCGGCCACCTTGGCGGTGATGGCCGAAGTGAGCTTGCCCAGCTCGGCGGCGGTCAGTGCGGCGTCCTGGACCAGCGCCAGGTAGCCACCGTCGCTGA